TGAGGAAGTATATGGAGAAAACAGTTGGTGATCTTCTGGCGGATCAAGGAATCGAGATCCGCAAGTCGGGTCGGTGCGTTTGCCCGAAGTGCAGTCCGGGCCGGCGGAAGTCTCGCGAGAAGTGTTTGTCGGTCAAGGTCGAGCCGGATGGCGCGACGTGGAATTGCCATCATTGTGGTTGGGTTGGGGGTTTTCATGCAGGCGGACGCACGGGCATTCATCGAAAGCCGAGGATTGAGCGTATCGACCTTGGCGGGGCTTGGCGTTCGCGACGGTACGGCGCCGTTTAGCGGCGGCAAGAAACGAGCGTTGTTCTTCCCCCACCCCGATGGGTGGAAGGCGAGAAGCCTGGACGGAAAGTCCTTCACCAGCAAGGCGGGCGGAACCTACGGGTTCTGGAATCTGGACCGGGTGAGGGGGCAGAAGGTCGTTCACATCACCGAGGGGGAGTTGGATGCTTGCGCGCTGGAGGAGGTCGGCTATCGGGCATGTTCGGTTCCCCATGGGGCGCCCGACAAGCCGGTGGAGGATGTCGAGCGCGGCTACGGCTACGCGATTGACGCCCTAGACGCCTTCGCGGGGGCAGAGCAGATCGTTCTGTGGACGGACGAAGACGGTCCGGGCCAGTTGTTGCGGGCCGATCTGGTTAAGATTTTCGGCGCGGCGCGCTGTTGCTTTGTCGAGTTGCCGAAGAAAGACCCGAACGAGGTTTTGCGTGATCTTGGCCCGGATGCGCTGAAATCCGTCCAGTGGAAGCCGTGGCCTGTCGATGGGTTGTATCGGCTGTCCGACATTCCCGAGCCTCCCAGCTTCGAGTTGTGGAACCCCGGTTTCCCGGAGTGGGAAAGCAAACTCCGATTGGCTCCGCGAACATTCAGCGTTCTGACCGGACATCCGGGCCACGGCAAGACGCATCTGTTCATGCAAGTTTGGACGCAGATCGCCCGTGCCCACGGGGTTGTCGTGGCGGTGGCGAGCTTCGAGACGCGAGCCAGACCGCACCATCGGCGGAATATCCGCCAGATTATTCATGGCCGGCCGGAAAAAGACCTGACGGACCAGGAACGGTCGGACGCGGACGCCTGGATTGAAGAGCGGTTTCTGTGGATGGAACACCCGTCCCGGCGGACCGATCTGCGCTGGCTTCTGGATACAGCGGAAGTGGCTTGTCATCGCCACGGCGCGCGGGTGGTGCAGATCGACCCGTGGAACCGGCTGGAATCGACCCGCCCTGATGGGATGAAGGAAACCGACTACATCGGGCAGTGCATTCGGGAAATGTACGACTTTGCGCGGGACATGAACTGCCACGTCCAGGTGGTCGCGCACCCTGCGAAATCAGACGGCCAGCGCAAGGGCGCCCCGCCGATCCTGGACGATATTTCAGGCTCAAAGCATTGGGACAATATGGCCGATCAAGGCTTCGTGGTGCATCGCCCGAAAGTGTTTGAGGACGGCGAGCGCAAGACCGAGGCGGCGCTGTATGTGCGGAAGGCCCGATTCGAGGAACTCGGCTACCCGTGCAAGCTGCAGGTCAACCTGAACCTGACCACCGGCCGTTTTGAATGAACCGACTACAGGGAGTGGTGAGCATGGCTGACATCATGGAGAAGTCGAAAGTGTGTGCGCTGATCGCACTGTTGCGCCGGGGCCTGTCGGTGCCGGAAGTCGCGCGGCAGATCGGCGTCGGTCAAAGCACGGTCAAGAACTGGCGCTGCCGTGTTGGCGACGAAGACCCGGAAGAGGTTTGGGAGGACGTTGCCGAGGAATATGCGCACAAGCGCGGCGGCGACATGCTGCGCAAGGCACAGATCGACTTTCGCCCGCGCCCGCTTCGCGACCCCGAAGACGTGTGGTGGGAGAAGCTGGACGGCCAGGTGTTCGAGGACGTTCGCGTTCGCGCCATGCCGACCGTGGACATGCGGGCGCCGGTGATGGAAGGGCGGACCTTGTGAGCGCCTATTACAACGAGAACGATCCGGTCGCGGCGGAATGGCTGCGCAATCTGATTGCCACGGGTGGCGGCGCTCTCCCAGAACCCTTCGCCAGCGCGCTTCACGGCTTCTGGCGAGATGCTGACTGGCTTCTCTGCACGGATGGAAAGTGGCGCCCGGTTGAACCCGGCACATTCCCGCTGGCTGATGGGATACCCAACCGAGTGGGACGCCTGCGCGCCTACGGAAACGCCATCGTCCCGCAAGTCGCGGCGGAAGTGATCAAGGCTTATGGAGGCTGGGCCGCGCTCCGGGCGCGGGGGGAGGGGTAGATGGTGTGCCCATCCTGCCGCCCACCGACCAGGAGGGCGAATAGATGGCGTTCCATGCGTAGGGCGGGCACTACAGGGAGTGTAGGTGATGACCAAGCTAGAGGAAGTGGCGCGTGCTCTGTACGCGGTCGCGGGACAAACAGGCGACTGGGACAGCGAGACAGAGGGCAAGCGGGCGTTCTACCGCCACTGCGCCCGCGCCGCCATAGAGGCCATGCGGGAGCCGACGCCCTACATGGTCATGCACGGCTATACGAAGCAGACGCGCGACCCTCGAACCGTCGAAAAGCAATGGGAAGCCATGATCGACGCAGCACTGGAGGAGTAGGTGGACAGAGAACCCAAACCGCGCGACTCCGGCTTTTACGAGGAGATCGACGCCGCGACCGCAGACGGAGGGCACAAGCGCCCGGTGCAGCGATTCTCGATCCCGGACGGGACGGGCGTGCGCGTTCTGGACGAACACCCGCTCGACCGGCTGAAACAGCGTGGCACCATCGACCGGCGCCAGCATGACGCGGGAATCTTGTACTATGGACAATGGCTGCGCTGCCGGCCAGGCGGATACACCGCGATCAACCCGGACAACATCAATGCCGGGGAGATTCCGCGCAAAGCCGAGTTCACGCCAGACACCCAACTTGACGCGGACCGGGATATTCGGGAGGCGGACCGGGCTATCGGCAAGGTCAACGCGGCCATGATTCGGTATATCTGCGCGGAGGCCAGAACCATCGCGGATTGGGTCACGCGCATGAACCGCACGGGGACGAAGACCAACCCGCAGCGGGAGGTCGGCCGGCTGATCGCGGCCCTGGAATGCCTCGCCGCACACTACCGGCTGTAAGCACAAATCATGAAACACACAAGGGGTTGACACGTTAATGTGCAGGGAGTACATTCGGCTAAGTAGGAAAATAGCGCCATCATCCGATTTGTCGAATTGTTCGCCGCTGCGGTCTTTCTGGTCGCGGCGTTTTTTGTGCTTGTCCCTCGCCAAGAGGACGCTTTGGCTGTTGCCAAGATTGAGACGTTGATCGGGCACGGGACAGGCTTCGCGATCAGCAGGCGTTACGTCATCACAAACAGGCATGTGGTTGGCAGCGCCGGCCGCGTCACGGTCAGGTTTGGCAGGCTCACACTTTCTGGCGAGGTTGTGTACCGGTCCAAGACGATTGACATGGCTGTGATCCGGGTCAAGGCGGCGCCGCATTGGCTGCCACTGGCTTGTGATTCGGGCAATATGATTGGCCGCCAGGTGCGAGTGATCGGGTATCCATCTCAGCTTGGCCTTCAGATCACGCGGGGTTGGACGACGGGTTGGTATCGCGGCCATCTGATGTTGACCGCGCAGATTCTGCCGGGGTCGTCTGGCAGTCCGGTTTTGCATCGTGGCCGCGTGGTTGGTTTGATTTTTGCGGGGATCGGAACCCGGATTGGATTTGGGACGTTCATCCCGCATGGCTTCAACCTTGCTGTGAAGATTTCGCGGGTATGCGGGGAACTTCGCAAGCACAACTTTATCAGATGGGACCGCCACTATGCAGCCTGATGATGAGGACCGCGTGCCGTTCTTTGATTTCATCGAGGACAAGGACGGGACGTGGTGGGGCATTATGGTCCTGGCGGAATGCGCCACCGAGGAAGAGGCCGCCGATTGGTTCGAGGACATGATCGACCGCGACGTGGCTGTGGTGGAGCTTGATCCAGATGTGGCGGTTCACTGATGGGTTTGGCCCAAGTGGCAGAGGGCGAGGACGGGCGCTGGTACGTGATCCACGTTTGGTCCTGGCACGATGCCCGCGAAGACGCGGAAGCGGAACTGGCGCGGATCGAAGCGCGGGCAGAACAGGCGGAGCATTGAGTGAGCAAGAACGGGCGACCGCGAAAAATCAAAAGCCCAGAGGAGTTCGACAAGCTCGTTGACGCCTATGTGCAAAAATGCCAATCGGCTGAGGCGCCGATCACATGGACAGGCGTTGCCTTAGCCCTTGGGTTTACCAGTCGAGAAGCCATTGATGAGTATGCGAAATACGACGGCTTTTCTGACTCGGTGAAAAGAGCGAAACTGATCGTTGAGAACGCATATGAAGCGCGCCTTCATGGAAACAGCCCCACGGGGGCAATTTTCGCGCTGAAGAACATGCGATGGTCTGATCGGCAGGAAATCAGTGGCCCGGACGGCGGGCCGCAAGAGATTACCTTGAACCTGAACGGGCCGCGTGCAGATTAACTTCGAGTTGCGTGCGGCTCAGGCGGAGATCCTTGGTGAGTTAAAGCGGTTCAACGTCCTGGTGTGTCATAGGCGCTTCGGGAAGACCGTGTTGTGTATCGCCCGGCTTGCGCAAGACGCGCTGGCGAACAAACAGAACGCGCCGCGCTACGCATACATTGCCCCGTTGTTCCGCCAGGCGAAGCAGGTGGCATGGGACTATCTGAAGCTGTTCGCGGCCAACATTCCCGGCGCTTCGATCAACGAGGCGGAATTGCGGTGCGATCTGCCGAATGGCGGGCGCATCCAATTGTTCGGGGCTGACAACTACGACGCCTTGCGGGGGATCTACCTCGACGGCGTTGTGATGGACGAATATGCCCAGATGCCGCCGAAGGCATGGTCGGAGGTTATTCGGCCGGCGCTGAGTGACCGCAAGGGTTGGGCGATCTTCATCGGCACGCCGAAGGGCAAGAACCAGTTCTGGAAGTTGTATTACGAGAACCGGGATGCGCCGGACTGGTACTGCGGCATGTTCCGGGCAAGCGAGACGGGCATCCTGGACCCAGAGGAGTTGGAATCGGCGCGCCGCTCGATGAGCGAAGACGAGTTTGAACAGGAATATGAGTGTTCGTTCGCTGCCGCGCTTCAAGGCGCTTATTTCGGCAAACTCATGACGCAGGCGGATCGCGACGGGCGCATTGGATTGGTGCCGTATCAAGAGAACATCCCGGTCAACACGGCATGGGATATTGGCATCGGGGATGATACGGCGATCTGGTTCTTTCAGCAGTTGGGACCGGAAATCGCGATCATCGACTACATCCAGGAGTCGGGGCAGGGTCTTGGGCACTATGTCCGCGCGCTTCAAGACAAGGCCTACATTTACGGCACGCACTATGTGCCGCACGACTTCAAGGCCAGGGAATTCGGGTCGGGCAAGTCGCGAGAAGAACAAGCGCGGTCGCTTGGCCTGAAGGTCAAGGTGGTGCCGCAGCTTAGTGTCGATGACGGCATCAACGCCGCTCGGCTGATAATCCCGCGCTGCAGGTTCGATGAAAAGAAGGCGGCTTATGGCATTGAATGCCTGCGCCAGTACCGGCGCGAGTGGGACGAGAAGCTAAACGACTTCAAGCAAAGACCGCTACACGATTGGGCCAGCCACGGGGCTGACGCCTTCCGTACAATGGCGGTTGGGGTCAGGGACCAATACCACAAGCCCGAGCCGACATGGCCGGCCTCGCAGACATTCAACGAGATGTTCCAGAATCATATCGGGCATCGAGGGGACAGCAGGATTTGAAGAAACGCACTGCACGCTTTTGGCATGACGAGCTAGAAGCGGAAGAAGCCAATTCAGAAACCGTCCAGGGCGGGAAGAAGTGGCGTGAGCGGGCGAAGAAAGTGGTTGCGCGCTATCGGGACGAACGCAGCAGCGGCACCGCGAAGAAATTAAACATCCTGTGG